AACTTTTTCAGGATTATTAAATTTTACAAATCCATTAAATGAAGAAGTATCATATGCATTACCACCAAAAATAGAAGAACCAACAATTGCTATTCCACTACTACTTAATGAACCTGTAAAAGAACCTTTACCAACAACATTTAAATCTTCTCCTACATTTAATTGTTGAGAAAATGTATTATCTTGATTAAATACATTTGATTGAGATATGAATGCTGATTTTGCTTCTAAGAAATCTAATCTACCATTTGTTGAAGATGTAAATGAGTTAAATGATGAAGATAATGCTTTACCATTAATAGATGCCGCTAAAGATGCTGATAAACTTTGTGTTGCACTATTTAATTCACTTTGGTTTATATAATCTATTGCGATTGAAGAACTAAATGCTTCTTGTGCTGTTAATCTACTATTTACCGATGCCGAATCAGTTGAATATACTGCTTGATTGACATTGTTATCAATCATATCTGTATTAAATTCTCTTAATAGTTGAGCTGAAATATATCCCGTATTATTATTTGGGAAATTGGTTTGGTTTACTACTTCTAATTGTTGCTTTGTCATATCTTTTTATTATTGTGTTGCTTCTGTATCAAAGTTTGTATCATAGCCTGTGTTATATTCACCTTTATTAGAATTATATGGTGATTGTATCGTTCCTACTCCTTGTTGAATTAGGAAACCCTCACAACATCTTCTATCGTAAGTATTAGTATGCATACATAAACAACCTCTACGATTATTCTTTGGTGAAGATAATCCTTTAGTTGGTCCTATATATACACCACTATTGTTTTGTCTATTGACTGAATATCTTAGGCTACCGTTACGTGAATTTGACCAAATGCCCATAATGTTATTGTTATTTACTTTATTTAACAAATAACTTATGGAATTTATTAGTGTAATTTCTTTAATGCCTCTTTATGTAACAAAGTTTCTAATTCGTTCTTATCTGCTTTGTATGCTAAATATAATAAACACTTCTCTAATGGTTCACCAACTACCCAATCTACTTTTGATAAATCGTTGTCGGCAAGTTCCATGATGGTAGAGTAATTTTTCCACTTTTTTCCAAAATTGATACTATGCTGTGAGGAAGTTCCGTTCCCTTCAAATACTTCAGGATACCTTTCTGTAAGTCCGCTAACAAATGAACAAAAAAAAACATTGTACCAAAATGTATACTCATTGGAACTTTTAACCATATATCTTCATTAATGTTTCCGTTGTATGGTTCAATCTCATAGGTATCTCTAACTTTTTTTGTAATAGGACGATATAGAATACTCATTATCTTTGCCCAATTATCATCTATCTGTATATTTTCATACTTTGTTATATCTGAATATGCTCCATAACTCATTGTACTTAGATTAGGTTCAAATCCATATTCTTTTCCATCAATTCGGATTATTTGTTGTAACGGGTAATCAGTATTGTTTATCCACTTTGCTAATTCCATTGAAATAGTTTTAAAATCATCACTACCCAACTTTGTTAGTATATCTAATGAAATATCACAAAGATATGTTACTAAGATTGCAGTTTGCGCTTCTTCGTTATCTTCGTAGTTCTTAATCTCTTTTTGTAATCTTAAATAATCTCTTAAAGTTACATCTTCATACGATTGTGGTATACTGATTTGAATTTCTTTTATCATAATTTATGCTTTATATGTGTTTCCTGTAAATGCTTGGTTTAATAGATTTAAATGTATTTTTAATTGTGCAACTTTCTTTTCTTCATTTTCCAATTTTGCATTCATCGCAATTATCTTTGCATTTAATTCTTCATTCATTTGTATTAATTGGTTTGTTAATGATAATGATTGTTTAATATCATCTTCTGTGAAAATCACTCCGTTTATTTGTATTGTATTCATATTAATATCTTATATTTCCTATTGTTATTGCGTATCTTCCCTTTTGTGTTGCTTTCTGTGATAGTTTCATCATACAACAATATCTCGCCGCATCTATTAAGTGGTCTAATCCTCCTTCGGGTGTATCGGTTACATATCCGTATTTATCTGTACCATATTGATAACCATAGAATTCATTGATTAAATTCTGCGATTGCTTTAATAATTTTATCTTATGATTTTGCATTACACTTATACCAAACTTAATACTATCCTTTCCTTTTATTACCGGCTTAATATTAAATCCACTTCGGTATATTTCTTCAATCAGACGTGGCTCAGCTGAATCTGCCCATATCTCTTCACTTTTAGTTATATCTAATTCGGTTAACTTTTTTATTATATCGTTTGTAACCATTCCTTTTTCATATAACAACTCTTCTAAAATTATTTCTTCACCTTTTTTATATACTGCCACTAATGCTGTTGGGTCTGAACTAAAACCAAAATCTATTCCAAATCCTACAAAATCTACTTCTTCTAATTTATCTATAATATCAAACTGAAATATAGCTCTCTCATTCGGTGCAAATTCTCCTTTACCATATATCAACCATTGTCTTTTATTTTTAAACTCTAATTGTTTGATTGCTTGTATTTGTTCTTTTGGTAAATAAGGATTATCTAAAAATGTTGTAATATATCTATCACAATCTTGCATCTGTCTTAACCAATGATATGGTGATACTGTCGGGTTATATGCTAAAATAATTTGACCGGATGTTCTAATCATTAATTGAAAAAAAGATTCTTCATCTACTTCAGAACTTTCATCAATAAATAAAATATCTTGTTTTAAACCTCTTAATTTGTCAGGGTCATCTGTTGATACGAATGTTACTGAACTATTGTAATACTGCCATACTTTATCAGTAATATTAAAATCGTCTTCTTTGTATATATCTAAACTCTTAAGTATATCTACAAAATCTTTCATTGTAGTTCTTTTCAATACAGGTCCACTCTTTCTGACAATAGTAATATTAATTCCATCAACTTCTATTGCCTTAACCAAAAGATATTGAAGTATTGCGTATGTTTTACCACTTCTCGTTCCTCCAATATGTTGTTGGACTCTTTTTTTACTGTCCAATATGTTCTGAAACGTCTTCGTTGTGTCTATATTGATTGATGTCGGCATTAGTTACATTGATTTGCACTTGTTGTATTCTTTGGTCTATTTCTGCTCTCATATCTATTGAAGATTTCTTAGGTACAATATATTCTAATAATCTTAAATAAATTTCTGCAGCTTTCGCTGGATTATCCCTTCTAATCTTTTCAATATCTTCTCTTATCACATCTAACCCATAATTAGCTATTCTCGCTATAGTCAATTTTGCTTGCTCTGTACTTCTATTGATTGCACCTATTGGTCTTCCCTTACTTAATTTATTTCCTTTCTCAAACTTTGCCATCGTTTTCTCGTTATTTATACGGACTTATATTTACATATATATAACATAATTTAATCTTTTTGTATTGAACCACTGCTCTGATTTTCTTCTTTTAATCTTTGATACATCTCATTATACTGTCTCTCTAATTCATCTAATTCTTCTATTCCCATTCCCGCTTTGATTTGTTCTACTATTTTTTGTAACTGTTCTTTATTCATTTTTAAATGGATTTTGTATATTATTCTTTAAATGCTTTTTTACTTTTTTTACTGCTAAGAACACCGTGCTTTTACTTATCCCTATATCTTTACTTACTTCATCTAAGGTTCTATTTGTAAACCAATAATGCTCATATATCATTGCTGAACTAAATCCTTTTCTTCTCTTCATCATATCTAATTCATCTTTTACTTCATCATGTGCTTTATCTATCTTCATATCTCTTTCTATATCATATTCTACATCTTGTAAATCCCAACCATCTTCAATAAAGTTAGATTTGTTTATTAGCTTACCCGCTCTCTTTTTCTTATTGATAAATCTACTAATGATATACTGTCTACAATACTGAAGATTAAAACTATCATTATACCATAGATTAGGATTACACTTTTCACTTAGATAAAGATATAAATCACTTACTAATTCATCTGTATATTCTTGTGATTTACTTACTTTAAATGCTACCGCACCTAACCAATTGTGATGCTTATTATAAAGTGTTTCTAATCTCTTATTACACTCAGTATATAAACTACCCGATATTTCCATTCTTTTTTTCTTCTATACCTTTTATAAATTCTCTTATACTCGCTACCGCTTTTATCCAATGTTTTGCTGCACTACCACAACTACACGGTTGCGGCTCTTGACTCTTTGTTATTTTTTTATAACTACCCCAAATGTAATTCAATAAAAACTCCGGTAAAAATTCTTTTATAGGGTCAATCTTTTCTCTTAACTCTTTATATTCTTCTTCTGTAAATGGTGCGTATATATTATTTTCCATCTTCTTTAAATTTTAATGGTACAAATTCAGGTTTAGGTTGTTCCATTGGGATAGGAACTTCTAAATTTAAAAAAGGTTTTAGTTTCTCAATGTTAGGATGCTCGGAAGGGAAACCTATCCCCATACTTGCTAAGATAAGGACTAATTCATTAACTGATTGTAATTTTCCGAAATCTACCATATACAAATGGTTAGGTAATAATTCTTTTTTTGGTTCTAATGTACTTTGTAATTCTATCATAATTGTTTGTTTAATTCGTTTAATGCTTCTTCTAAATTTCTAGTTAATATTGGTAACCACTCTTCTCTACTCTTGCAGTTTTTTAATTCTTGACTTCTTATCTTATACACATCTTTTCTTTTTTCTAATTTAAATTCTTTTGTGACTTGATTATCCCAAAAATTATATCTTTTTCTCTGATATGCTAAATAACAAGGATAACACATAGCGTGAGCTAAATACTTTTTTACTATATCGTTGAATTTCTCTCCACACTCTTTACAATGAGTTGCTTTTGCTATTGCCATTTTTTCGTAACTTATTTTTATAAATTGCTTTTTGCTTTCCTATTCGTTTTATCTCTGATGGTTTAATAAACTCTTTCTTTTCGGTTAATCTTTCTTTAATACCATACGATAATGTTTTTTCTTTATATTCCTTTAATGCTTTACCGATATTACCATTACGGACTTCTATAACTGTGTTTGCTATTCCCATATCTTAATTTGTTTTTGTTTACAACCTAATAAAGAATTAAGATATATTCTTCTCTTTTCACAACCGCAATCTTTAAATCCTAAACGGTTTGCTATCCATTGTGCTAAATCTTTTCCTCTACCAAATGTCACTACGTTTATAATTCCTTCTACCCAATCACCTAATTTAATTATACACATACTATTTCAATTTATTTAATGAACGATTTAATCCTTTATAATGCTGTATCATTTCACCTTCAACTTTTAATCCTAATTCTTTTTCTCCTTTGAAATCTGTAATTAATTCAAAGGTATGAG